TCACCAGCCAGACGCTGTACACGGCACCGCCCGATGGCGGTGTGTGGACCAAGGCTGCAGGTCAGGCTTCTGAGATCGGGTTCGTGACGGCATGAGCGAGCGCTTCACCACGGCGAACGGAACCGCGGTCGGATCGTCTGCGAGGTCGAACGACCGTGTGACGCAGGCATACGCCCAGGTGGCCGGCGATGTGCCCAACGTGAAGCGCTATTTCACGCAGGCGAACGCCGACGTGCATGGAAATACCCCGCCCTCGAAGCGGTACTTCACTCAGGTCTGCGTGCAGATTTTGAGCACTCGAACTCCAATGTATGGGTTTACGAACGTGATCCTCTCAGACGTCTTCCCCGACGACATCAGCTACAACTCGGTCGGTTCGACCCGCTTCGCCACCGACGTCATTGTCGTGGACAGCGGCGACGACCAACGCATCGGCCGCTGGGATCAGCCGCTGATGGAGTACGACGTCGCTTTTGGCGTTCGCACCATGGAGCAGTTGACTGCACTGATCACCTTCTTCAGGGCGATGCGCGGCCGGCTGTACGCCTTCAACTATCGCGACCATGTCGACTACACGTCGTCGGTCGCCGTGGCGATCGAAGCTCGCGCTGCTCCTCCGATCACGGCGTTCGACCAGGTCATCGGGATCGGCGACGGCCAGACCTATCAGTTCCAGCTGACCAAGACCTACGCGGCCTCGACCACGTCGCTGATCCGTCCGATCGTCCGGCCGGAGCCCGGCACGGTGGAGATCGGCATCAACGGCGCGGCCTATTCGCCCTGGACGGTGGACGACAACACCGGCATCGTCACCTTCAGCTCGCCGTTGTCGAAGACGTTCGCCGATCCGATCACCAAGGGCGCATTGGCAGCTGCAGTCGCCACGCTGACCGGCGCGCCCGGCGATTTCACCGCGTTCAAGCCCTATGTCGACCGTCAGGTTCTGCTCAGCGGCTTCGCTCAGAGCGTCAACAACATCCCGCTCGGCGTGGCGGCGACGCTCGTCTCCGTGGCCGCTGACGGCAGTTCGATCAGCGTCAACTATCCGAACGCCTACGGCACGGCGATCGAGACCGTCACAGGCGTCGCGGTTTCGGTCCATCCCGCGCCACCGCGGAACGCCCAGATTTCGGCCGGCTATCAGTTCTTTGTCCCGTGCCGTTTCGACACCGACGTCCTCCCGGTGACCTTGGAGGACTACGGCATCGGCTCTTCGAACAGCGTCAAGCTGATCGAGGTGCGCCCGAGCGCGTTCTGAGGACGTGATGCGCACCGTTCCGGCACCTCTGTTTGCTGTCTTGACGAGCCAGGCGGCCCGCGTCGACACGGCATGGCTGGTGGTGCGCACCGACAATCAGCGCTTCGGCTTCACCTCGTCGGACACGTCGTTCGTTTACAATAGCGACACGTACACGCCGGCGAACGGGTTCAATGGATCGGCGATCGTCAGCAAGGCGGACGTCTCCGTCGACAACATGGAGTGCCAGGTCCTCGAAAGCACGCTGATCACCGAGAGCGATCTCAAGGGCGGCAAGTGGGCCAACGCCGAGGTGCAGGTCTTCTGGATTTGCCCCGACCATCCCGAGTACGGCATCGTCCCACTGCGCGGCGGCATGCTCGGCGAGATCGTCATGAAGGAGGGTCAGTTCACGACCCAGCTGCGCTCGCTGTTCCAGCAGATGCAGCAGCCGTTCGGCTATTTCTACACGCTCCAGTGCGGCGCGCAGCTCGGCGATCCGCGCTGTGGGGTCAAGCTCGACGCGCCTACCTGGCAACCGAACACGGCCTACAAACTCGGTCTGCTGTCCGACGCCACCATCGGCGCGGTCGTCAAGCCGACCGTCGACAATGGCTTCTGGTATTACGCTCAGTACACGACGAGCAACGAGGCGGCAGTCGTTCAGCCGACCAAGCCGGGGCAGGGGCTCTCGGCGCTCGACGACGCGGGGCCGAACGACAACACGCAGGTCGCGGTCGGGCCGGCTCCCGACAACCTCAGCCAGTTCACGTACACCGGCACGCCGGTCGACATCTTCGGGATCAAGCTCTGATGGGCGGCAAGGAAAACTATAACGATTATGCGATCACGCAAGGCGGCGTTGGCAACGTCGTCGCCGACCCTACGCCGCCGACCGCGACCGCCACCTCGGGCGCGACTGAGCCCGCTTGGCCGACCGTCGCGTACTCGGTCGCAGTCACGGACTCGACGCAGCCCTTGGGGTCCGCCGCCAATAACCCGGCGCTGGCGCAGGTGGCCGATGGCGGCGTGATTTGGACGGCATTCTACGCCCGCAAGACGCAAGGCGCTGTACTGGGGCGGCTCAATGCCATGACGTTCCAGCACGACCGCGTGGTCTATCCGTCGCACTTTTTCCAGTACGGCACGCTGATCTGGCTGACCGGGCAGAACGCCGGTCTCCAGGTCGACGTGCGCGACTCGCTGGGCGTCGTGACGCAGGGCGGCGTCAGCTCGAAGCCGTACATGCAGCTGCTTGAGATGATGCCGAACCCGATCGAGATCGGTGACACTTTCGTCGTCACGGTCGGCTGCGCCAAGACCCGCTTCGCCTGCCAGAATTTCAACAACGTCGACAACCTACGGGCGTTCCCCGACATGCCGACCGAGGATCGCGCGCTGTCGACGCCGAACATCTCGAACCAGGGCTATGCTCCGAAGGCGACGAAGTGATAATGGCGTGCAGCTAAGTGCACGAGGTTGAACGATGCGACCGGAAGACCTGCCTGTCGATTACGTCCTGAAGCGGCGCGACATTGTCGCGGAGGCCCGCAAGTGGGTCGGCGCGCCCTATCGCCATCAGGGGCGCGGACGGGCGGGGATCGATTGCGTCGGGCTCCTGATCGAGGTGGCCAAGGGCGTCGGCCATCCGGTGGACGCGCCGAGCGCGTACAGCACCATGCCGCAGGGCTGGCAGCTGCTGGTGCCGTGCGACGCTCAGCTGTGGAAGCCGGCGCGTCAGGATCGCATCATCCCCGGCGATCTCGCTGTATTCTGGGGCTGGAACAAGGCCGAGCCGCAGCATTTCGCCTTCATCGGCGAGCAGGCAGGCCGCATGACGATCGTCCATTCGTTCTCGAAGTTCGACGCCGTGGTCGAGCAGGGCTGGAACCGGCTGTGGGCGACGAAGTTCCACTGCCTGTACAACCTGCCCGGCACTGAGGAGACCTTCTGATGGCCGCGCTCGCCGTCGAACTGATCATCGGCCTCGGCGGCATGCTGCTGACGGCGCTGTTCACGCCCAAACCGCGTGATCAGTGGGGCTCGCGTCTGTCGAACATCAACGTACCGCCAGTCTCGCCTGGCAACGTCATCCCGCGCGTCTGGGGGACGATGAAGGTGCCGGCGCAGATGATCTTCTGCTCGCCGCTGATCGAGACCATGCACACGCACCAGGCGTCGAAGAAGGGTGGCGGCAAGGGCGGCATCTTCGGCCACTCGGCGAAGACGTACACGTTCACCTATTCGGTCGACGTGGCGCTGGGGGTCTGCGGCGGCCCGATCTATCAGGTCAACCGCATCTGGGCGAACCAGAAGCTGCTGTGGGTCAATCCGGTGGTCGCCGGCAATACGCAATCCGATTTCGACGCCGCGTACCAGGCGGAAGCGACCTATCTGATCGACGAAGAGGGGGTAACGGTCGACTACGCCGCCGCTTCGGCCTTCGTCTTCGCCTGGAACAACTACATGACCGCCGAGGTCACGCTGGGGACGCCTGCGGATGCGGTGACCTACATCATGTCGCATCCGATCGACGACACCACCGCTGACGACAGCTCGGCCATATTTAACAAGATGCTGTACCCTGACCAGGGCGGCGTCACGGCGGTGATCGACGAGCTCTATTCGAGCTTGAACAATCAAAACACGTACCTGTCGCAGATCAACCGCTTCGACAACATGGAGATTTATCTCGGCACGGACGGGCAGGGGCCGAACGGTCTCCTTGAAGGCTATCTCGGGCAGGGTTACGTGCCGTCGTTCCGCAACTGCTGCTATTTCGTCATCACGAACCTGCAGCTGATGGATTTCGGCAACACGATCCCGACCTTCAATGTCGAGGTGCAGCGCACGCCGAACGGGACCACGAGCCTGTCCGAAATCCTGACCGACGTCTGCTACCAGGCCGGGCTCCAGGAGGGGCAATTCGACTGTTTGTCGAACGTCGATCCGACGCCGTTCGGCGGCTTCGCCATCGTCTCGAACACTTCGGCGCGCGAAGTGGTCGCGGACCTGCAGAAGGTGTTCCCGCTCGACGCCGCCGAGTCGGGGTTCAAGATCATCTTCAATATGCTGAACCAGCGCGCGCGGCAGGTTTTCGATCGCAATGATCTCGGCGCGCATGCGGACACCGAGCCGCTGCCGCCGTCGCAAGAGATCACGGTCATGTCTGACTACGATCTCCCCCAGCGCATCAACCTGAAGTACCAGGAGCCGGCCCGCAACTATTCGGTCAATTCGCTGTACGCCGCACGTTACAACACGCCCTGCTTGATGGTCGAGGACATGGACGTGACCGTGGCACTCGATCGCTCCGTGGCGCAGACCGCGGTGAACAACCTGCTCGCCAATCGGATGATGGCGCGCCACTCGTACAAGATGATGCTGCCGCGCAAGTACATCACGGTGGAGCCGACCGACGCCTTCCGCATGCCGAGCAAGGCCGATCCAAACTACCTCGACGAGTATTACTGCACCGAGGTCCACATCGGCGCGAACGGCCTGCTGGAGGTGCACGCTGTCGACCATTACTACGTCGACCCGAACCTGAAGCCGACCGACCAGGTTGAAGAAGACCTCGACGCTGCGGTGGGCGGCAACCAGAACACGGCGCAGACGTCGCAGACCGTCGCTTTCATGCTCGATACGCCGCTGCTGAGCGACACGGATACAGACGGGCCGGGCTTCTATGTGATGCTGTGCGGTGCGTTCAACGCCTGGCAGGGCGGTTCTCTCTACGTCGACGCCGCCGCGCCGAGCGTCGCCTCCGCGTTTGGTCTCGACATGATCACGCCAACCTCGGGGTCGGCGTGGGAGATGGTAGCGTCGAGCACGTTCAACGTGCCGCAGGGCATCTGTCTCAATGCGCTCGCGCCGAAGATGCACGCCTGCTACTGGGACCGCGAGTCGGAGCTGACGGTGCTCATCTCGAACGGCATGGACCTGCTGTCGGCGTCGGAAGACGACATGCTGATCCAGCCGCTGAACGCCACGATCATCGGCGGCGAAGTGGTGCAGTACGCCACCGCCGTCCAGGTGGGCAGCAGCAGCCTGTGGAAGTTGTCGAACTTCCTGCGCGGGCTGCGCGGCACCGAGCACCTGATCAACGGCCATCAAAACGGCGAGTATTTCGTCCGTATGGCCAGCTCGATCAACCGCGTCGTGACGACCATGGCCGACATCGGCGTGCAGGACAGTTACGAGGCCCTCTCGACGTTGCAAAGTACGTCGACCGCCGCCGTGCCGTTCCCCTTCACCGACACCGGCAACGCCATGCGACCGTACACGGTCAAGGTCTATCGCAAGTTCCGCAACGTCGACGGTGACGTCGAGGTCGACTGGTGGCCGCGCGTGCGCCAGAACGGCCAGTGGCTCTCGGGATCGGACGTGACCATCCCGGCCAATGACAGCCCGGAGGCTTACGAGGTCGACATCCTGAGCGAAGCGAACCAGACGTCCGTCGTCAAGACCTACTCCGGCGTCTCCGGCAAGCCCGGCACGACGTTCATGGCGTCGCTCGACGGCAATCTGGGGGCGTCGTTCGTTTACACGGCGGCAATGCAGGCGGCGGACCTTGGCGCGGCGGAGGCGAAGGTATACCTTGCGATCTATCAGATCAGCCAGAAGATCGGTCGTGGGTTCGGGCATGGCGTAATCGCGTGATGCAGTTAAGTGCAAAGTTGAGGAGCTCGCCGTGAGCAACAGTCCAGTCCTGGGCCTGACCCTGATGTCCGCCTCGCAGGCGCAGAAGGAGACGGTCTTCAATGAGTTCCTGATCGCGATGGACTCGCTGTTCAGGGGCTCGGTGCTCAGCGCTTCGCTGAACACGCCGCCGGCCAGTCCGAACCCCGGCGACGCCTACATCGTCGCGCCTGGCGGCACCGGCCTGTGGTCGGGGCAGGACAATAACGTCGCCTACTATTTCAACGGGTGGCAATTCGTCACTCCGCCGCTGAAGCTGCGGCTGTACGATGTCGCGACCAGTTCGTTCATGACGTTCCAGGGCGGCACGACCAACTGGACGGTCGACGCGGTCTCGACGATGTCAGTGCTCGACGATCTGACCAACGTCACCGGCGCGCCGACCGACGGGCAGGTTTTGACCTGGGTCAACGCCGCCGGGAAGTGGGAGCCGAAGACGCCGGCATTCACCGGGCCGCTCAGTGGGCTGTCCGACGTCAACGTGGCCGAAGGGGCTGGGATCAACGGCTGGGCGCTGGCCTGGAACCAGGCGACCGGCAAGTGGACGCCACAGCAGTTCATCATGGCGATCCCGGCCGTGGACTTCCTTGGCTTGCCGGACGTCGTCAGCACCGACGCCCAGAACGGTTGGGTCCTGGTCTATGATGGGGCCGGGCCGAAGGCGCAGTTCGTGCCGATCACGACCCTGACCACGGTGCCATCGCTCGGCAATGTCGGCGACGTCGCCTATCCGACCGGCGGCGCGAGCGCCATTCCGGCCGGCGCTGGCCTGTTGTGGAACGGCGCGGCCTGGGCTCCGTCGACCGCGGTGATGGCCTACAAGGTCGTCGGAATTCAGGATGGCCCCGGCTCATATGTGGGAAAGGCAGGCGATCTCATTCGCGTCAACGCGGTGGAGACGGGGTGGGAATACGTGTCGCCAGCGGCGGCGCTGGGCTCTGCGTTCTCGCTTGCCGATCTGAACGATGTCACCGTGGCGGAAGGCGCAGCCATCAACGGCTACGCCCTGACCTGGAACAACGCCGCCGGCAAGTGGGAGCCGACGCTGATCGCGACAGGCGCTACGGCGCTCAGCGGACTGTCCGACGTCGCCGTGACTGAGGGATCGGCGATCAACGGCGATGTGCTCGCCTGGAATGAGTCCACCACGAAATGGCAGCCGATCGGCCTGTCCCTCGTCGCCTTCAGCGGGCATTACGCCGACCTGTCCGGCGCGCCGGCGCTGGCGACTGTCGCCACGTCGGGCGAGTACAGCGATCTGGCTGGCGCTCCGGTCATTCCGTCGAATTCCAGCTTCAGCCTCGCTGGCCTGGCCGACGTCAACATCACCGAGGGGCTGGCGATCAGCGGTTACGTGCTGACGTGGAACGAGGCGGCTCAGAAGTGGCAGGCGGCGGCTCCGGCGTCGGCTGGAGCGACGGCGCTGTCGAGCCTCACCGACGTCAGCATCCCCACCGAGGGATCGGGGATCGACGGCTACGCGCTGGTCTGGAACAACACGGCAGGCAAATGGGAGCCGGCGCAGCTGGCCGCCGTTGCGAAATCCGGCGCGTTCAGCGACCTGACCGGCGCTCCGGCGATCCCGACCAACGCCAGCTTCAGCCTGAGCGGGCTCGGTGACGTGAGCGTCAGCGAAGGGTCGGCGATCAACGGCTACCTGCTGTCGTGGAGCAACTCGGCGGGGAAGTGGGTGCCGGTAGCCCCCACCGCCGCTGGCGATACGGCGCTGGCGGCTTTGACCGACGTCGCCGAGAGCAGCCCGACGAACAATCAGCAGCTCGTCTATAGCGGCTCGGCCGGCAAGTGGGAGAACGTGTCGCAGCCGGTTGGCATCAGCGTCTCGATCACCGGCTTGATGCAGAACGGTGAAATCCTGCTGCAATATCTTCCGCCGGTGGCGCTGCAAATACCGGCCGGTGCCTCAGGCTCGTTCGCTAAGGCGGCCAGCGCGGCTACGGCGGCGACCACGGTGAAGATCATGCAGAACGGCACGCAGATCGGTACGATCGCCTGGGCGGCGAGCGCCACCGTCGGCGTGATCACCATCAGCAACAACGTCAATCTCGCCGCGGGCGACAGCTTGCAGTTGATTGCACCCGCCACGGCGGATACGACCCTCGCCAACATCGGCGTCACGCTCTCTGCGACCAGGAGCTAAGTCATGTCAATCGTTCATATGGATGGCTTCGACTCGTACGCCACCGACGCTGACCTGGGGATGGAGTACACCATCAGCGGTACGAGTTTCAGCACGACGGGCGGACGCTTCGGCGGGGGCGCTTTCGAAGTCGGTGGGTACAGCAACTTCATCACCAAGGCATTGCCCTCGCCGCTCAACGAGTTGTGGGTTGGCGCGGCCATCATGTTCGTTTCCGGGCGTTCGGGTACGCTCTTCGCATTTTCAAGCGCAGCCGGGCTTGAATGCGAAGTGACCTGGGGCACTGACGTGAACGCGTTGGCCGTCTACAGGGGAGATTTCGGAACGAGCCTCGGGACCTATGCTTTCACCCCGAGCCCGACGGCCTGGCATTGGGTCGAAGTCCACGCCAAATTGAGTTCTAGCGCCGGCGTCTTCGAGGTGTGGATCGACGGCGTGCAGGTCATGAACCTGACGGGAGTCAACACGGCCGGCGCAGGGGGGGCGACTTTCAACAGCGTCTTGTTTGGCAGCACGCACGGCGGCAACGGCCCGAACACGTGGTACGACGACCTTTACATCCTGGACCCGAACACCGCCCCGAATACGGCCCGCCTCGGCGACTCGAAGATCGAAACGCTGAAACCGAACAGCGATGCCGGACCGAACAACGGCACGCCGTCTTCCGGCACGTCGCACTATGCAATGGTCAACGAAAATCAGTGGAGTAGCGCGAACTCGCTGACCTTGACCAACACGGACGGGCAGGAGGAGCTGTTCGGCATGGCGTCCCTGGCGAACGTTCCGGCCAATATCTGGGCAGTCAGGGTGTTGGGCGTCGCAGAGAAGACCGACGCTGGCGCGTGCAGCCTCGAACCTTTGGTGGTGAGCAGCGGCCAAGAGAAGGACGGCACCAGCGCGCCTCTGACGACGACCTACGGTCACGTCACCGGCATTTTCCAGGTCGACCCGAATACTTCGGCTGCGTGGACCGCTGCTGCCGTCAACGCCGCTAAGTGCGGCTTGAAGGTGTCGACATGACCAGCGCTGTCATTGTCGCCGTCAAAGGCGAAGTTCTCCACGGCGGCAATCCTGAGCCGAAGCTCGTCGCCGCGAAGGCGGAGGTTCTCCATGGCGGGAACCCCACGCCAAAAGTCGTGGCGATGAAGATGGAGGTGCTCCATTCGCTCGCCGCCGCTGCGGTGGCGAACCGGCGCGTCGTGGTCGTCACCGGGCTATGATCTGGCCCGAATTTTGTACCACCGTCCTGCATTAAGGATGCGAGGAAGAAGAACTGCGCGTACAACGGTGCAGTCAATTGCACTATCCATCACGGAGGATGATCGTGAGCGTCCCGGCCATCAAGCAAGTTCCGTCTCCGAACTATTCGCCGACTCCGATCGTCCATGACCTCGTCATCCTGCACCTGATGGAAGGCGGCTACGCCGGCTCGGTCAACTGGCTGTGCCGC